CTTTTTTGATGCAAAAATTGTTTGAATGTTCTTTTCTTTAACTTCTTCAGCTTCAAGTGTAAAGTTCTTTTTCTTTTCTTTTTTCTTTTTCTTTTGTGGTTCTTGAAAAGGTTCTTTGGTTCTTTTGTCGGATTCTTTCAAGATACTTTCGTTTTCTTCCATTTCAAAACGTACAAACCAAGAACACCAGGCAAAGGAAAGCAAGAAGCAAAGAACAAAGAAGATTGAAAAAAAGGACAAATTTTGTCCAAATGAATTGCACCAAGCAAAATGCTTTGACTTCATTTCTTTATTTTCTTCCTGGGCTTCCTTCAGCTGGGCTTCCTTTGCTGCAACCAATTTGAAAAGAAGAATATCTTTTGCAGCTTGCAAAGTATCAACTATTGCAATTCTGTTGTTCAGGCTTTTTGCATAGTTGCTTCTTATGCGCCAGTTTCCTGTTTTTATGTCGTTTTTGCCGTGCGACACAAGAAAGCTTCCAGCAACCTTTGAAGCTTCAGCAATTCTTTTGCTGGCTGTTGTGGTATCTTGTTTTATCCTGTTGTTGTGGTCCAATTCAATCTTCTTGATGTTGTTGTAATTTGGTGAAGCGGCAAAGAACTTGACAGCATAAGGAGTTCCAACAAAAGTGCTTCCAACGTAGAACAAGCCAAAGACAGCAATTAAAATGCAAGTAATTGGGTTGATGCCTTCTTTGTCATCATGCAATTGTGAATGTAAATCTTGATTCAATTTGTTGAATGAAAATTCAAGGAAGACCAGAACCACAACAGCAAAAGAAACAATTAAAAAGCCGTTATTATTGAACTTGGTTGCAGCATAATGAAGAACACCAGTTGAAGCCAAAGCAGCAGAACAGAACTGGCAAAGAAGCCAAACAGCAGAAAGAATATAAAATGTACCTTTTAACCTTTGTGCTTTTGTCTTTGGTGCAAACTTCCTTTTTCTGGCTTCGTGCTTCTTCAGGTCAATTGAAACTTTTGTTTCTTCATTAATCTTGTGATGGTCCATTTTTGAATGTTTTTGTTTTAATATTGTTGTAATATAAAACATTTATTGTATATTTATGAACATAAACAGAAGAAAATGAAAGGAAATGAAACAAAAGCAAACAACTTTAGATTTGTTGAAACAAAAAAAACAACTGGACTGGTTGAAGAAATTGGCAAGCTTGCAGATTTAGAAGGAAGAAGCCTAAATAATTATGTAGGTCAAGTGCTGAAGAAGCACGTATTGCAAAAAAGAAAAAAGAATCTTGGCAATGTTCAAGAACACAATGATACAAACAATTTTTAATTATTTTTTTTAACCTTAATTGTTTGGGTAAATTTTTTGAGTAGAATCTTACAAGGGCAGTTGGAGAATTGCACTTTTTTAAAAATTCAAAATGATTAATAATTTTAATTTAACTGATATGACAAAGGAAGAAATAAATAAGCTTGTTGCTGAAAATATCCAATTGAATTTGGATAACGAAAAGCTGAAGAAGTCACAAAAGGAATTCCAAAACGATTTAATTGAAAAGATAAACGAATTGAAACAGCTTGGTGCTTGGCGTAGATTTTGGGGATATTGGAAGCTTGTAATGGATTTGATAACAACTATTGAACAAGCAATTTCAAAGCAGAATAATTGATATTTTGCTTGAAATTGATTATATTATACTTAAAGTATTACTAGCGTAGTGGTTAAGAAGTACTTTAAAGTTTGTTTTGTGGGTGGTTGTTTTTTCATGATTCAACCACCTTTTTAGATTTTAGTTTTGTTTGGGTTTTTGGTTCAAGTGCTGAAAACCCTTTTTTTGGGTAAACAGCAGCACAACAGCAGTACAATGGGAAAAAAAGATATTGAAAAGCACCAATTCAAAAAAGGGCAAAGCGGCAACCCAAAAGGAAGACCAAAAAAGCTTGTTAGCAAGATACTTGCTGAACTGAAAGTGAACGGTGAAGTGGTCACTTCCAATACAGTCAGTCAAGTTTACAAGGTTCTTCTTTCTTTGACCTTGAAAGAAATAAAAGCAATATCAATCGACAAGACAAAACCAATAATTTATACACTCGTTTCAAAAGCTATAATTGAAAACGGATTTGAAACAATTGAAAAAATGCTTGATAGGGCAAACGGAAAAGCAACACAAATGCACAAGCAAAGCATTGACATGAAGGTAAACAAAGATAGCATGACAGATGAAGAAATCGAAGAAAGGCTGCGACAGCTTGACAAGGATTGAAAAGCTTGAAAAGATTGAATTAAAAACTATTCAAAAAAGAAGGAAGTCAAAAAGTGACTTCTTCACATTCTTGAAATACTTAGCACCAGAAGAATTTGTTTGGAACTGGCATCATGAATATGTTTGCAAGGTTCTTCAAGACTTTATAATGACAGATAAACACCCTTTTCTTATGGTGTTCATGCCACCACAGCACCAGAAAAGTACAATGATGACAGAATACCTTCCAGCTTGGGCATTTGGGCAAAACATAAACTATCAAGCACTTTTGGTAATGTACAATAGTACAATGGCAAAGAAGTATAACAGGAAGATTCAAAGAATTATGGGAATGGAAGAATATAAAAAGATTTTCCCAAAGACAAGATTGAATGAAAAAAACGTGGTTTCTTCGGCTGAAGGTCAATATATCAAAAATAGTGAAGAATTTGAAATTGTTGGTGGTCGGGGCTTCCTGAAGTCTGTTGGTGTTGATGGCGGAATTGCTGGAAATCCAGCAAAGCTTGCATTGATGGACGATGTTATAAAGAACGTAAAAGAAGCCAATTCTTTAACGTATCGAAATGCTGTTTATGACTGGTATACTGATGAACTTGAAGCAAGACTTCACAATGATTCAAAAGTTGCCTTCACAATTACAAGAAGGCATGAAGACGACTTGGCTGGAAGGCTTTTAAAACGTGACGGCACAACTGAAACAGGTGGAAAATGGAAAGTGATAACATTACCAGCAATTAAGGAAGACAATAAAAACAAAGAAGACCCAAGGAAAATTGGTGAAGCCTTGTTCCCTTTCCTTCACAGCTTGAAACGATTACTTGAAGTAAAAGAAAAGCAGCCTTCAACGTTTAGCGGACTATACCAACAAAACCCAACAAAGAAAGGTGGTGACATGATAAAGGGCAGTTGGTTTGTAAGAAAATTACCAAATGAATTGCCATTTAATATGCAAGATGTTGTTTGGAATGGCTGGATTGATGGCGCTTGGACTGACAATGTAAAGAATGACGAAAGTGCTGTTGGTTATGAATATTTTGATAAAGCAAACAAAATTTTGTACATTAGGCAAATCACAGGATTCAGAAAAAGAATTTCTGAAGCGATTGAATACATTGAAAAAAGTTGTAAATTTGTAGGTATTAATTCAAATAGTATCTTCAATATAGAAATGAAGTCTTCTGGCTGGGCTTTTTATGACTTTCTTTTCAAGAAGGGCTTCAACTGTACTGAAATTGAAAACAGCTTTGTAAAGCTTGGAAAATTCACCAGAGTTGAAAACATTGAACCACCTTTGATAAGTGGAAGAATAGTTTTGATTGAAGAAGGCAACTGGATTGATTCTTTTATTGAACAATGTGAAGGATTCCCAAAGGCAAAGCATGATGACAAAGTTGATATACTTTGCTACATGGTACACAAATATTTACTTGAAGAATCAAATCCATATCTATCATATTAAAAAAGACAAATGACAAGCAAAGACTTAATCAAATTACAAACAAAGCACGTTCAAGAAATTGAAAAGCTTTTTGATAATTGCCCGATAAGCCCAGAAAAAAAAGGACTGAAGGAAGCTTTGAACATGCAAAAAAGAATCCTGAAGGCAATAAGCGAAAGGATAAAAAAAGCAAAGCCTTCAACAATTCCACCTAAAAATTATTTTACAAAGGCAACCAATAAGCAAAGGCAACCAAAAAAGATTGAAAACGGAAAAGTCAAGAATCCTTTTTCAACTTCTTCTGAAAATAAAGAACCAGAGCAGAAGCCAAAAAAAAACAAAAATGCTTTTGGTAAGGTGAAAAGTAAGGGCAAAAAGTTTGATGGTTTTAAGCCAGGCAAAGCAAGAAGCGAAGCGATAAAGGAACAAGCCAAGCAAGGTTTGAACGTTTCAGAAATAAGTGAAAAGCTTTGGATTGAAGAAGCAGTTATTAAAAAGGTTCTTCAGGTCAAACACAAAAAGCAAAGCAACATTATTGCAGATAACACAAAAAAAGGATTGAAAAATGAATTCAAATGATGGTGTTGCTTTTGAAATTAATGGTCAACAATACAAAACAAAAGCTGGCTGGCATGAAGTGCCGTTTCAGATGTTTATGAACTACCTTGCAGAAGTAGCACCAGAAGAACCAGAAGTTTTGAAAGACTTTGTTTCTTCACATTTAGAATTCATTGAAGAACTTGATCCAGAACTTTCAGAAGAATCAAAACAAGTTTTTGCTGTTGAAAATTGGGAAGCTTCTTGGAAGAAACTTGGAAAGAAAAAGCAATTGAAGTGCTACAATTTTTTTGCTTTAGATATTGGTTTTTGGGTGGGTTTGGATGCAAAGACAATAA